GGGCCATGAAGTCCGAGCTGCGGTTGATCCTGCCGAACGGCGGCGTCTACCAAGCAGGCGGCATGGACAAGCCCGATAGCTGGCGCGGCGGCTACGCTGACGAGATCATTCTTGACGAATATGACGATACGCAGGCCGAGGGGCAGACGACGGCTATCCTGCCGATGCTGGCCGACTTCGATGGCGTTCTAGTTCGCTCTGGCACACCAAAAGGCTATGGACGGCTCAAGACTGCTTTTGTCGAGGCAGGCTCAACGCTTGGACATTCACGCTATTTGCTGCGCTGGCAGGACACGGGTGTTTTGAGCAACGAGATTATCGACGGTTTGCGATCAGAGATGACACCGGAAGAATTCGCGCAGGAGTTCGAATGTTCGTTCGAAACACCAAATAGCGGTGCTTTCTTTGCGAAAGACTTGCAACAAGCTGAGACCGAGGGCCGTATCACCGCAGTGCCTTATGACCCGATGCTACCGGTCTGGACGTCCTGGGATCTCGGGATGGATGATAGCACGGCCATTTGGTTCGTTCAGGTTTCGCCGGGCGGTGAGCTGCGTTGGATCGACTACTTTGAGGCTGGCGGGGTTGGCTTAGAAACTTATGCCGCGCTGCTAAACAGCAAGGGCTACACCTACGCCAAGCATATCCTTCCGCATGACGTTGATGTGCGCGAGCTTGGAACCGGTGTGTCGAGGTTGGAGATCCTGAACCGGCTTGGTGTGCGACCGATCAAGGTCGTGCCGGCTATGAACCCGATTGAGCGCATCACGGCGCTACGAATGAAGCTACCGCGATCTCGGTTCGATGCCGGGCGGTGTGCGGCAGGCCTAAAGGCGCTCTGGCACTACCGGCGCGAGTGGAACGAGAAGGCTAGCGTATTTAGGCCAAACCCAGTTCACGATTGGGCTTCACACGGGTCCGATGCGGCTGGACACCTAGCCGTTGGGCTTGAAGAAAGACCGAAGATTGCGCGGCCCAAGTTGAAATTAAGCCCCGACGCTATAGCGGGGGCTGGCGGGTGGATGGCTTAGCGCACGATCCTATGGAGGTTCTTAGATTTAAACCATGAACGTAAGCGACGATACTCCGTTGGATGGTTCGTCGCCAGAGGACATCCTTGCCGATGCGTACACACGGTTCAAACGCTGTCAAGACTGGGAGCACGACGCACGCGAGAACATCCGTGCCGACATGAAGTTTGCCGAGGGTGACAGTCGAAACAATTACCAATGGCCCGAAAACATTACGACCGAGCGGCAAGGCGCTATGAAGCCGCTGCTGACCAACAACATGGTCCGGCAGCATAATCTTCAAATCGTTAATGACGCCCGCCAGAACAAGCCGGGGATCGAAATCCGCGCTACTGGCGATGGCGCGACCTATGATGCTGCCAAGGTGTTCGAGGCGCTCGTGCGTCACATCGAATATCAGTCGGATGCCCAAGATGCCTACGATTCGGCGACGTATCACCAGGTTTACGGCGGGATCGGATATTGCCGGCTGATCACCAAGTATTCCGATGACGATGGCTTCAACCAGGATCTCATGATCCGCCGCGTCGACGATCCGTTAAGTATCTACCTCGACCCCGATATCAAGCAATACGACGGCAGCGACGCGCGGTTTGGGGTCTCGTTCAGCGACTTCGACAAGCGCGAGTTTGCCCGTAAGTATCCTGCCTATAAAGACACAGCGATTCGACCGCAGTTCGCTGACGTTGCCTCGGACTGGGTCAGCGCTGACAAGGTCCGGGTGGCCGAGTTTTACCGCAAGGTGGACAAGTCAGACTGGCTGTTTGAGGTGCCCCCTGGCATCATGCCGGACAAACAGGATGGTGGCGTGGTCCGTGGCAGCGATCTGCCGGAAGAGATTGTCGTTGCGTTCAAGGCAGCCAAGTTCCGCAGCCGCCGCATTACAAAAACGGTTGTGGAGCATTTCACGATTGCGGGCGGCGACGTAATCGCTAGAACCATCTGGCCTGGCCAGTATATCCCGATCGCAAGGTTCGTAGGCGAAGAAACCGTCATCGACGGCAAGCTCGACCGCAAAGGTCATACGCGCTCTATGATCAGCGCGCAGCAGATGCACAACTTCTTCTATAGCGCCGCCGTCGAGCACGTAGCGTTGCAGAACAAATCGCCCTATCTCGCGGATATCCGGTCGATCGAGGGATACGAGGAATACTGGCGTAACTCGAACACCAAGAATTATGCCTTCCTGCCCTACAACGGCGTGGACGATAACGGCACCGAGCTTCCCCCGCCACGGCGCGAGCCGGCCCCGGAAATGGCGCAAGCCTTCATCCAGGGCCTAAACGTCTCGTCTCAGCTCATCATGGACGTGAGCGGCCAGCACCAAGCAAACCTTGGCGAGCCGAGCAACGAGAAGTCTGGCGTCGCTATTCAGCAGCGTCAGCGCCAAGGCGACAACGCCACCGCCCACTACATCGACCACCAGGCGCAGGCTGTGCGGTTTCTTGGACGCATGATCGTCGATGTCATTCCGAAGATCTACGACACCAAGCGCGTATTCGAGATTCTCGATCCTGATGGCTCCCGCTACAAGCTACAGATCGATCCGGCGCACCCCGATGCGCATGAGCAAAAACAGAACCTGGAGGCGCCAGAATACGATCCCAGCGCGGTCGCGGCGGTCTTTAACCCCAGCATCGGTCGATATGCCGTCATCGCCGACATCGGGCCGAGCTTCGCCACAAAACGCCAGGATGCCTTCAACGCTTACTCGCAGCTTCTGGCTCAGAACCAAGAGCTGACGAAGGTCGCGGCAGATCTGATGTTCAAGAATGCCGACTTCCCAGGTGCGGATGAACTGGCGCAACGACTGCGGCGCACAATCCCGCCGAACCTATTGTCAGACGATACCGGGCCGCCGCCCGCGGTTCAGCAGCTACAGCAGCAGTTGCAGGCAATGCAGCAGCATGCCCAGCAAGTGATCGGCCAAGCCGATCAGGAGACCACGCAACTCAAGGCCGAGAACACGAGGCTCAAGGCAGACATCAGCGACCGTGCCGCGCGGACCGCGATTGAGGACTACAAAGCCGAGACCGCACGTATGGCAGCTGTTGCGCAGATCGATCCGACAGCGCTCATTCCTATCATCCGAGAGCAAGTGTCGCAGATGCTTGGCCAACCGGCGCTGCCAGTGATGCAGGCGCATCAAGTTCAGGATGAAATGCACGCTGCAGCGATGGACGCGGCGACAACCCAGATGCAACCGCCACAGCCCCAGGATGGGCAGGCGGCGCAACCGACCCCGGCTGCACCGGGAGCGCAGAACCAGGCCGGGCCTGCTTAAAACCCGAGCGGAGAGAACATGTCAGACGCACTAGACAAAGCTCTAGCTTCGGACGAAGCGCGCTATCGCGATTCTGTCGTCAAGTCGGATGTCATCGTTCCGGCGGAGGTAGGCGCCGGCGGTGAGTCGGTTCAGGCAGATGCCGAGCCGGCACCGAAACCAGCCGAGGCTGAGAAACCCGCTGAGGTCGTAGAACCGACGGAAGAGGACAAGACCAAAGACCGGCAGTCACGGAACCAAGAGGCTCAGGATCGCCGCTGGGCACGCATGACGGCAAAACTTGGCGATGCAACCCGCGCCACTGAAGCCAAGGATGCTGAGCTCGCGACCCTTCGTGAGCAGATCGCGCGGTTCCAGCCCGCTGCCGAGCATGGACAGGCGCCGCCGTCGCAGCCCGCGGCTCATGCGCCGACGAAGGCCGAGATCGAGCGTATGGTCGAGGAGCGCGCCTCGACCATGCTGTTCAACGAGGACTGCAACAAGATCGCCGCCAAGGGCCGCGAGACGTTCGGAGACGGCTTTGGAGCAGCCATCGGCTCTCTTTGGTCTACCGTCGACGGCCTCAAGCCGGATGGGAGCTTTACTCAGGCCGGTCGGGCGATCATTGAGGCCGCCAGCGAAGCCGACAACCCGGCCGAGATCCTGCATTATCTCGGCACCAACCCGTTCGAGGCGGAGCGTATTCGCGAGATGTCGCCGGCTCGTATGGGCGCCGCCATCGCCAAAATCGAGACCTCGCTTGCTGCCGCCAAGGCAGCGGCTAAGCCTGCCACGTCCCGCGCTCCGGCTCCTCTTGACCCGGTTGGCGGTGGCGTTCGCGCCGAGCCAGGTAATCTAGGACCGAAGAATATCGCGGACTGGATGAAGTGGGACGAGGAGAACAGCAAAAAGCGTCGCTGACGCTGCGATCCGACCAGGGCGGACAAACCCTGAGCTAGTAACGCCTAACCGGACTTGGCTGCGATTACACTCCTTTTCGCCTGTCCTGGATGTCACTGCCGCAAGACCTCTTGCAGTGAGCGGCATTTTCAATCAGTAGACTTACTACAGGAGAATAGTGGTGGCTAACAGCCTCATTACCAACCAGTACATCGCCCGCAAGGCGATCAAGCTCGCGCGGAACAAGAACTCGTGGATTCGCATGGTCGATCGCCAATACGACAGCGAGTTTGAGCGCAGCGGCGCTGTTCCAGGCCAGTCCATTCGCATTCGCCAGCCGGTTGATTACGTGCTGCGTCGCGGGGCCAATGCGGTCATCCAGAACAGCACGCAGAATGTCGTCACGCTGACCGTCGCCAGCCAGACAGGTGTGGATATGGGCTTTACCTCAGTCGATCGCACGATGAACGTGGATCGGTTTACCGAGACGTTCATCGTGCCCGCCGTCAACGTCGTCATTGGAGGGCTTGCCGTCGATACCATGGCGGTTGTCGAGGGCGGTTCGTCGGCCTTCTCGGCTCGCTTCGACGCCAACGGTAACTTGCTTACACCCAATGCCGGCACTTGGCTGCATGCCAAAGCAGCGCTAGAGAATACCGGTGTCCCGTATGATGACTACAAGGTCGTTATGTCTCCTGACACGCAGGCGACAACGGTTGAAGCACTCGCTGGCTACTTCAATAGCCAGCCTTTGCTAGCGAAGCAGTACGAGAACGGCGACATGAGCCGCGCTCTAGGCTTTGACTGGATGGACGATCAGACCATCCTCATCCACACCACAGGCACGCTCGCAAGCGCCGGCTCGACCTACGCTGCGTCCAAGGGGTGGTCCTTTACGACCGTTGCTGGTGCAAATCAGACAGGCAACGTGCTGACCGTCGCCGCTCTGACGGGAACCCTGAAAAAGGGTGACATCATCTGCATCGACCTCGTGTGTGGGGCAAACCCGGTCACGAAGTCCTCGACGGGTGGCCTGCGCACGTTCGCGGTTACGTCGGACGTTCCGTCTGGCTCGACGACGATTCCGATCTATCCCGCTCTTCTCGGGCCGGATGGCACTGGTAACCAGCAGCAGTATCAGACGGTCATGTCTTCGCCGACCAACGGCGCCGTGATCTATTCCAAGATCGCGGCGAGCGTCGCCTATCGGAAGAACATTGCGTTCGTGCCTAAGGCAGTGGCGCTGGTAACTGTCGATCTGATCATGCCGCCGAATGTCGATTGCGCGCGCGAAGTGTTCGACGAAATGTCGGTTCGCGTGCTCACGCAGTATGCGTTCGCCAGCGACGTTCTCGGCACTCGTCTCGACCTGCTGTCCGGGTCGGTCGGGCTTAAGCCAGAGTGGGTCGTAACCGTTGCCGATCCTGTGTAAGGAGTAAAGGCGTCATGTTCCATGAATATCCCAAAGCGGTTTACCTGCTTAAATCAGGTCAGCCGCATATTGCGGAAAGCGTGGAACATGAGGCCGAACTACGCGCCAAGTACGTCGAGATGCCTGCGTCTGCGGAGGCTGATGAGCTTGGCGCACAGGGGCTTACGGACCAGCCCGGCGCCAGCCGAGCCGACAGAGACCGCCGCCGGGGGCGCCCGCCCAAGTCCTCCTACTTCATCAGCGAGCAGGACCTGAATGACGCCTAGCGCACTCATCATGCGGGCGCTCAAGAAGTCCGGCGTCAATGGTGTGGGGCAGACGCCTAGCCCCGTTGACCTAGCCGACGCACTGGATGATCTGAACGACATGTTCGGCCAGTGGCAGCGTCGCCGCTGGCTCGTAACGGACTTGGCCGAAGTTGTGTTTTCGAGCACTGGCAAGCATCTCTACACGGTCGGTTCGGACGTCACGAACGACATCATCATGACCCGGCCCGATCGCCTGGCCGATGCGTTCATCCGGTTCAATCCGAATGCTGCCACATCGGTCGACAGCCGGCTCGGCATCATCGAGAGCCGGCAGGACTACAATGAGATATCTCTCAAGGGGCAACAGGGGACTACGACTTCGGTCTACTACGATCCCGCGTTCCCTATCGGCCGCCTCTATCTCTGGCCGACGCCGGTCGCGAACGGTCAGACTGAGATTCACTTGTTCTTCAAGTCGCAGGAGTTCCTGACCCTCGGCTTGAACGACAACATCAATCTTCCGCCGGAATACAACGAGGCAATGCTCTACAACCTCGCTGCCCGCCTGCGCCCGTCTTACCAGCTTCCACCAGACCCTTCGATCGTAGCGATTGCCAAGTCGGCGCTCGCCACGATCCGCAAAACAAATGCGCAAATCCCAGAACTTGACATGCCCAGCGACGTCGCCGGCCTGGTGATGCGCGGCGGATATGGCGGCTTTGCCTATGCGGGGGGAAGCGATGGAGGGGGCAACTCTGGCGTGTTTCGTGTCGACATATCCCCCCTTGATGGATCGGACGTGCTGCTATGACGGTGCCAAAGATCTGGAACGCTGGCGAGAAGATTTTGCATGCCGATCTCAATGTCAACTTTCAGGCGATCGACACAAGCGCCGCCGTTGCCGCCGCCACCGGCACAACGAACGGCACCGCGATCAGCACGCTTCAGGCAAAGGTTGCGGGCTTGCCGACAAATCCGGCTACCGTCGATCAGGACATGGGCGCCCGCCGCCTGTTCAACGTCGCACAGGGTACCGCATCGACCGATCCGGCACGACTGGATCAAGTAACATGGCGCACGATTTCCCGTTTTGTGATTCCAACTCCGCAATTGGGCGTCGTGGTTTCCTTGCCCATTGGTTACAATCGCTTTCGGTTGGATCTTGAAGCAATTAGCCCGTCATCGGGAGGATTTCCGTATATTAATTTTAGCTTTAACGGCGGGTTGAGCTATTCAACCGGGCCAAGTGACTACGCTTGGGTAATGATCAAGGCTGACACGTCACTGACGCAGACCTATGCGAATGGCTCAACGCTTGTTCAGATCGGGCCTACTGGCCTAACGTCGGGGCAGTCCGGCTGGTTGGAATTTACCCCAGACGATAAGACGGTGTTTGCGACTTATTGGGGGTCTGGCTCGATGATTGAGGGGGCAACTGTTCAGGGGCGGTGCAACGTTGCTGGAACTCCGACACACATTCTGTTCGCTGTTTCAGGGGGCAGCATCAATTCTGGTCGTGTCCGCCTTTCAGGCGTGGTCTAATGAGTACGATTCTCATTGATGGCGTCGTCATTGCTGCGTCAAGTGAAATCCAGTCAGCGCTCACGCGGTCGAGTCAAATATCGATTCCCCGCACGATCACGAGTGCGGCGTTTCTAGCCCTTTGGACCGCCGCCGAAGTGGCTTCCGCAGCTGCTGCTGATCCCGCGTTGTTCTATGGCATGCTAAGGGTGGCGACGCAGGGACAGGTTAATTTAGACAGCGTCGACCTACAGCCCCTGCTTGACTTGGCAGTGAGCAAAGGGGGCCTGACTGCTGCCAGAGCCGCGCAAATCCGAGCCGGGACGGGTCCAGCCTAGATGCGGATACCGCTGTCGGGCGGAGCCTATACCGCGCGCAGCATCATCGCTGGCGCTCAGGCCTGCATCAACCTTTTCGGCGAGCCGGTTCAGGAGGGGCAGGGCAGGGTCGCTTACTATCCAACGCCCGGACTAATCCGGCTCGGGACAGCCCCGCAAGTCGGCTGTCGCGGACTCTATCGCTCCAAGCTGGGTGCGCTTTATGGCGTGTATGGTACTGGAGTTTACGCGATCGGGGCCGATTGGAGCTTCACGTTGCTAGGCAGCATCGCAGCCGGCGCGTCTCGGGTCAGCATGGCCGATAACGGCGTTGTCATGGCGATCGTTGACGGCACGTCGTCCGGCTACCGGGTGACGCTCTCCAACAACGCCTTCGCGCCGATCGTCTCCGCCGGCTTCTACGGCGCCGATTATGTCGAGTTCTTTGCAACCTACTTCATTTTCAATCGGCCCGGCCTGCCGCAGCTCTACGTGTCGGATAGCCAAGCACTGACGTTCAACGCACTCTACTTCGCCAACTTCTCCGGCCAGCAGGACGCCATGATGGGTATCATGGCCGTGCATGGAGCCATGACCATCGTGGGCACGATGCATACGGAATGGTGGACGACGTCGGGCGCTCCAGACTTCCCGTTCCAGCCGATCCCGACCGCGACGGTCGACAGCGGCGCGGTCGCGAAATATAGCCTCGCTCGAGCAGATAACGCCCTCTTCTGGATCAGCCAAAACTCGGAAGGGCAGGGCGTCGCGATCATTTCCCGTGGCTACGCAGCGGGCCGCATCAGCACGCACGCGATCGAGGCGGAGTGGCAAAGCTATGCGCGCATTGACGACGCGGTCGGATGGACGTTTCAGCAGGGTGGTCATACCCTCTACGTAGTCACGTTTCCGACTGCCGACCGGACTTGGGTGTTCAACATCGCAAGCCAGTGGTGGCATCAGTGGGGCAGCTTCGACGGCAGCACGCTCGCACGCCATCGTGCGCAGTGCGGTGCCTTCGCTTTTGGGCAGAACGTCGTCGGCGATTACGCGACCGGCGCGCTCTACCGCCTCAACCCCGGCACCTTCACCGACGACGACACACCCATCGCGCGGCAGCGCGCGTTCCCTCATTTGCTGGAGGACGGGCGCCGGGTCTTCTACACGCAGTTCCTTGTTGACATGGAGTGCGGCACGACGACGGGGGCCGAGCCGCCGCTGACACTTGAGTGGTCTGATGACCGTGGCGCGACCTACACCGGCCGGCAGACCGCGATGCTGGGGGCCGCCGGCGTGGCGATCACGTCCGTGCAATTCCAACGGCTCGGCATGGCGCGCGATCGGGTGTTTCGGCTGACTTGGACGGCACCGATCAGGACGGCTCTCATGGGTGCTTGGATCAGTAAGAAGGTTTCTGGATCGTGAGCCTCGCGCAACCATTCGTCCCGGTCGGAATGCCGCTTGTGGACAGCAATGGAATGCTGACACCGATTGCAGTACAGTTCTTTTTAAACCTCTGGCAGCGCACGAATGGGGCGGCCGGGCCATCTGCACCGCTTACCGGCGAAATAGCGGCGTCGAATACGGCGGCGATAAATGCGGCGACCAGTTCGGCATCCGCAGCTTCGTTAAGCGCCTCTACTGCGCAAGCATCTGCCGCTGACGCCCAAATTCTAGCCGCACTCAATGATCTTGAGACGGCACGATCAGACGATCATGCTGCGTTGCTTGCCCAACTCATAGCCGATTGAGGCGATACCCATGGCCATCCTTCCCGCGGTGCTGCAAGGCGGCGCCACGCTAGGCACGACTGCGACTGTGCTTTACACGACGCCAACGAACATCAAAGCCGTCGTCAAAAAGGCGACCTTCACCAACGTCTCGGCAGCGTCGGTCACCCTTACGGTCTCAATCGGCCGCAACGGTGGCGGTGCGTTGACGGTGACGAGCGTGCAAGCGATTCCTGCTGGACAAGCTTACATTGCAGTCGAGTTGGGCAACCATGTGCTTGGGCCGGGTGACACTTTGAACGCGGTGGCCAGCACGGCTGCGGCTCTCAACGCGATCGTGTCCGGATACACTGTCGCATGATCGTAACGCGGGCGACGCCAGATATGTTGGAGGGCTTGCCCGTTCTACTGCCTATCGACGAGCGAAAGTGGTTTGATGCGGCTGTGCTTAATCGTGCGCTCGCACAGAGCGAGATCACGTGGGTTGGGCTCACAATACAGGGTGTGGTGATGCTGGGTGGCATTTGCCGCGCTGATGCGGACACTGGACGGGTTTGGCAGGTCGGCACGCGACTGATTGCAGAGCACAAGCGCGATTACCTACGGGAGAGTCTGGTTTTGATGGGCAAGGGGCTCTCCTTGTTCCCTCGGCTAATCACGGTCGTGCGTGCTGATTACACGGCTGCGCTTCGGCATTGTCGGCGGAATGGCTGGATAATCAGTGCGCCGCAAGATTTCGGCGGCACGCGAGCGTGTCTGTGTGAGAGGGGCCGCTGATGAACGGTTTTGGGGCAGGGCTAGAGCGCTTCCCGCGCCCATGTTTTGATGCATTCGGGGCGGGGCAGGCGATTAGCGGTGTCGCCAATGCGGCTGCAACATATCAAGCAGCTAAAACGCAAGCTGATGCAGTCAAACAAGCTTCGCAGCAGGCGCAGGATCGATACAATCAGACCCGCACCGATCTGCAACCCTTCGCCCAGGCGGGGCAGCAGGCCTTCGGTCAGGTCAACGATCTGCTTCCCACGTTTGTTCAGAATGCCCAGAATTTCACCAACCAGATGGGCGCTGATATGCCGGGGCAGACGCTCCAGGATGTCGGCAACTTTCTGCCCCAAGCGCAGAACAACAGCATCGTGCCCGGTAGCATGTCGCAGGCCGAACTTGAGGCGACGCCTGGGTATCAGTTCAATCTATCGCAGGGTCAACAAGCGGTGGCGTCAAGTGCAGCAGCCCGTGGGCTGGGTGTTTCTGGAGCCGCGCTCAAAGGTGCGGCGACGTTCGCTACGGGGCTCGCCGACAATACATACATGAACCAGTTCAACATCAAGCAGCAGCAGTTCAGCGATCAGCTCTCGAAAGACAACCAGAACTTTGGGCAGGGCAACACCAACTTCAACAACATCCTGAACCTGCGTCAAGGGCAGTTCAATCAGCAGCAGACGCGGCTGGGTGATTGGAACGCGATCGGCCAGTTCAGCCAAGGTGCGTTGCGAGATCGTCTCAATTTTCTATCAACAATGGGGACGACGGGCGAAAGCGCTGCGGCGCAGACCGGCTCGATTGGCGCCAGCTTGGCGAACAATTCAGGCAACCAGCAGATTGCCGGCGCTACGCAGATCGGGAATACGATTTCGCAGGGCGCAAACGCGCTCTCTGGCAGCATCAACGGCTACCTTAACAATCGGCAGCAGCAGAAGTATGTAAGCCAATTGAGTGGTAACGGCACACCTGGCGGTGATCTTCAGACAGGCGGCCTCTACTAATGGCTGACAACACTCTCGCTGTAGGCAACCCAACGACGCGACTCCAGACGCCGCTTGAGTCTCTGGGACAGGTAACTCAGGTTGTCAATGCCCTCGCCGCCTACAAGGGGCGCCAGGCCGTAGGCAACGCGCTCCAGCAGGCGACGGACCCCAACACCGGCCAACTTGACCCGCTCAAGTTCAACAAGCTGGTCGCAGCCGATCCTGACGCACGCTTCGGCATGCAGGATGCCGCATCCCAGAGCCAGCAGTTGCAGGGCCAGCAGCAAGGTCTACAGCAGAGCCGCAGCGGCGTGATCGGATCCATGCTCGGATCGGTACTGGCCATGCCGGATGGCCAGCTCCACGACGGCGCCGCGTCGGCGCTCGACCGGGCTGTCACGATGGGCCTCGTGCCGCAGACCCAAGCGACGGCGCTTGCCATGAAGCTCCCTAACGATCCCGGAGCACTTCGCCAGACGCTCGGGCAGATGCAGCTTTCGATGCAGTCACCAGGCGAGCAGACGCAGCAGATCTACGGCACTCCGACGCAGCAGAGCAACGGCCAGGATCTAATCTCGGGCGTCACGGCTCCGGCACGCGCTGGCGGAGGGTTCAGCGGCACAAGCGCGACACCGCTCGTCCCGTCGCGCTCCGAGCTTCTGCAGCAGGTTCCGACACAGAATGCGCAAGGCCAGCCGGAATTGACCCCGGCTGGCGTTGTCGCAAACCGCCAGGGCGCCGGCGCCCTCACTGGCCCGGCCGGCGCGGCGCTCCCCGGCCGGGGCTTGCCTGCCGGCCTCGTTCCGCCTGGTTACACGGGCCGCTATGCCCCACCCAAGGCAGATGGATCGATCGCGGCAGGGCCTATGCCAGGCACGGTTCAGGCCGCCGCCAAGACGGCCGAGGCTGGAGCCGACCAGGGCATCGCTCTGCAGCAGTCCTCCGACAACAGCCCGACCCGCCTTGGCATGCTCGGCAACATGATGGCGGACCTACAGGGCTTCACGCCGGGCCCTGGGCAAACACGCGAGACATACCTGCAGAACTTCGCACAGCGCTACGCGCCCGACCTCGCCAAGAGCTTCGGTATGGACCCGCAGCGTGTTGCCTCGGCCGAGAGTTTCGAGAAGCTCGCGACCAACCTCGCGACGCAGCAGGCGCAGACGCTTGGCAACGGCACCGATGCCAAGCTCGACGCGGCCATTCATGGCAACCCGCATGGCGGGATGTCGAAGATGGGCGCCACCCAGATCCTTCAGATGCTCCAGGGTAACGAAGATGCAATCGTCGCCAAGAACAAGGCTTGGCAGACCTATCAGGGGCAAAACGGCGCCGGCAGCTACGGCACGTTCTCGACGCAGTTCAATCAGGCGTTCGACCCGCGCGCGTTCCAGGCAGGCCGCCTCGACCCAGCCGATCGGGCGCGTATGCTTGAGGGGATGCCTCCATCGGAGCGCAATGCCTTCCGCGCCAAGGTCAATACCATGGTCAAGAGCGGCCTGATCCCAGACCCTCGCACCCCGGCGGCAGGCGCACCGAATGGCCAATGATCCTACCCTCTACGAGGAAGCCGGGCGCGCTTGGGGCGTCGACCCATCGCTGCTGCAAGCGATTGAGGGCGTCGAGAGCGGCGGCAAGGATACGGCGCTATCGAACAAAGGCGCGCAGGGCCGCATGCAGCTCATGCCAGACACCGCACGCGGCTTGGGCGTCAACGATCCTCACGACCCTGTGCAGGCCGTGTTCGGCGCCGCGAAGCTTATGCGGCAGAACCTAGACGCGGCCAAGGGGGACGTCGTCACTGCGCTTAAGCTCTACCAAGGCGGCCCGAACACGGCTGGTTGGGGGCCGCAGAATGCCGCATATCCTGGACTGGTGCTGGGCAAGCTTCGGGGCGTCCAGGGCCGCGCTCCGGCGCCCGCTGCTGCTCCGGTAGCGCAGGACAGCGGAGATGCCTTCTCGGCCATGTTCGGCCAGGCCGCTCCAGCGCATGCCCCGGAGGCTCAGCAATCCGCAGCCGCTCCGGACGGAGGGGATGCATTTTCGGCTCTGTTCGGATCGACGGGGGCAACCCCTGGCACGCCGGCGCCCCCGCCCAAGCTTGCCGATACTTTCGGGCCGCTCGCAGCCGATGCGGCAGACGCGCATCTCGCCGCCGTGCGTAACACGGAAGCTGCCAAGCCGACCGGCCAGATTGTTCAAGAAGCGCTCGCGCCGGATCCGCAGGCGACCTATGGGGCCATCCTACCGGTTGCGCGCAATGGCGATGGCCCGCTGCGCTTAGCGATGCCCACTGCGGTCCGCGACATGCTCCAGGGCGCCGCTGAGATGTCTCAGGGGCCGGCAACAGGGGCCGTCACACCGGCCGCCAGCATGGCGCTTGCCAACGTCCTAGCCGGCGGCGTGGGGGCTTCGGTCGCGCGGGGAACCGGCGGCGCCATCGCGAACCGTCTGCTGTCGGCTGGGGACGGCGCTCTCGGACGAGCTGAGGTGTCCAGCCTAGCCGGCCCTCAATTTGCCGCCAACCCGCTCGCCACCCCCGGCGCCGCGACACCGTCCATGCTCGGCCCGACCTCTCCAGTGCCAGTGTCATTGGCAGACCAGGCCCTGAACCTGCTCGCCGGGCGTCCTAGGATGCAGATTGGCGATGCGGCTGCGCCCCCCACGGCCAACGCTCTTGCAGGAGACGTTGCCGAGGCTGGTGGCCCTGGTGGCCCTGGTGGCCCTGGTGGCCCCGGCCCGGCACCAACTCGCCCGCCGATACCAACCGACTTCGCCGCGCGTGCAGCCTACGAACAGGCACAGCTCGCTAAGCCGCGCACCACTGCGGACGGACATGATCCGACGCAGTATGTGCCGGGGGTGAAGCCGACGCTGGCCGAAGTTAGCGGTAAGGTCACAGACGCCAACGATCAGCGGTTCCTCGCCAATCAGCCGGACAGCAAAGAGGCGTTCCGCCGCGTCCAGATAGCAAATAATGATGCGCGAGTTGAATACCTTAGCCAAGGGGCCGGCGACCGTCAAACGCTATCCAACGCTGTCGCTGCTCGCAGCGCTCAGGCTCAAAAGGACCTAGCCGCAGCGTGGCAGAACAAGACCGATGCGAATGCACAGCCAGTTGTCGCACAAATCGATCAGATGCTCGCCGGCCCGGCCGGGAAGCTTGGCGCGGTCCGAACCGCGTTGAACCGAGTGCGCGACAATATGTCCAACAAGGATGGTGCGCTCGAAAGCGACCCGGAGATCCTCTACGGCATCCGCAAGGATGTCGCGGACATGCTCGGCAAGGCTGCGCAGCAGGAGACCCCGACCCTGCGCAACGCTGCCAATCAGCTCGGGGCGCTCAAGGATACCCTTGATGGACAGATCGAACTCGCTGCGCCTGGCTATCGCCAATACCTCTCCAACTATTCGGCGGCGAGCCGGCCGATCGACAGCATGAGCCTGCTGCAGGATGCCCTGCCAGGGTTGCAGACCGGAAGCGACAAGCGACTGACCTTCGCCGGCATGAATCGTTTCATGAAGGGTATTGTTGATGCTCGCCAGGCTGGAGGCTCCA